TTACAATGCGATCCAATTGTCGAAAAAATACAACAAACCTATCGCTGTGTTTGTATTTGTTCCAAATACTTTAAGAGATGGAAAGCATCCTTCGAAATACGCTCCGTTTTTCCCGAATCAAAGGCATCATCATCTCTTTAAAAATGTCATTACAAATTTTGCCGGTGAACTTGCGAAATTCAACATTTCCATACAAGTTCTTCGTGGTTCTTCCCCTCATGATGCAATGAAAAATGTTTTGAAAGATTCTGTGGTGCTCCTTACAGATTTCAAACCAATCAAGAATTTCAAAGCATTCGATAACGATTTGATGAAAAATTCAACTGTTAAGATGATTCAAACTGATGCACATAATGTCATTCCGGCTTGGGTTGTGTCGGACAAGCCAGAGTATTCCGCGCATACGTTTAGACTGAAGGCTCAAAAACTACAAACGCAGTATTTAACAAAGATTCCAAATTACACCAATTTTAGACAAAAATTTGCGATGAAGTCTGTTTTGAATTTGAGCGAAAGATATTTCGACTTACATAAGGACGTTTCTATAATAGACCTCAAAATGACTTATGCAGAAGGATATGGCAAATTCAAACTATTTGCGGAAAAAAAGTTGAAAGCCTATTCTGAGAGTCGGAACGATCCGACGAATGATGTACTTTCAAAGATGTCTACTTACGTGAATTGGGGTGTGCTGAGTGCTCAAGATCTCATATATAAGGTAAACAAGCTTCGCAAGAATGACAATGTCAAAATTTATATGGATGAATTATGGATTCGACGTGAAGTTTCTGACAATTTTGTGAATTTCAAGAAGGATTATGAGAAGACAAGTAGTGGTTGGAATTGGATGCAGGAGTTGATGAAGAAAGAGAAGTATACTACACGTTATTCTTTACAAGATCTTGAAAATGCCAAAACAGATGATGATCTTTGGAATTCATCGATGTGTGAATGGAAAAATACCGGAATCATGCACGGATATATGCGTATGTTTTGGTGTAAACAAATCGGCGTGTGGAATGCGTCAAAACAAAGGGCAATGGACATATCAAATTATCTCAATGACAAGTACTCTCTTGATGGTTTCGATAGTGGAGGGTATACAGGTGTCGCGTGGTGTCTTTTGGGAGTTCACGATAGACCGTTTTATGGCCGTTTGCGCCCGATGACATTGAACTCGCAAAGAAAACAGTTGAAGCCGTATACAGAGAAGCACAAGTGTTGAAAAAATATATGTGTATAATGTAATGAATAATTGTTATACTTATGAAACTTTGAATTATAAGCAAGGAATATTTGATGAATCCGTAGATGTCACTTATATCATAACAATGGAAGATTCAATAGAAAGACATGCACATATACATAATGAGTTAAAGAAACATCAGCCCACATCACAAGTCATAATAGTTTATAACAAAGGATATAAGAAATGTGCTAAAAGTTATCATTGTGGAGAAGTCGATAGGAGCGATAAGGATCTGACTCACGCAGTGATGCATATTTTTGATATTTCCAAAGACATGCGTAACATCTTAATATTAGAAGATGATTTCATTTTTAGTAATGATATAGCAAAAAAAGATATAGATAATGTGACTGATTTCTTAAGAAAGAAGAACACCGATTCGTATTCTCTAGGTTCGGTTCAATTTATTGTAAATCCGGTATCACTAACTCATAGGAAATTATTAGTCAAGATGGGAACACATGCCATGATATATTCGAAAAATGGTAGAGAGAATTTAAGAAATAAATTCAGAAATTGTCCAAATATTTCACATGATTTTGATATGTTAACGTCTTATCCAAGTGAATGTTATGGATACCATAAAAATATTTATGCGCAAATCTTTTCAGAAACAGAGAACAGGAGCAATTGGGGAAAGGGTACTGTTCCTATCTTTATAATTAAAGCATGGATAGTAATATTATCTTTGTTCGGACTTGATAAAGAAGAAAACATCCATAAAAAATATGATAATTTTAATAAGTTTATGCTTTTGTTGAATATAATCGTTCTCATACTTATCACATATTTGGTTGTAAAAATCATCAAAAGACTGAAAGTAATAAGATAGTAAATCTTTCAGTTAAGTTTGATATTGCTTGAAAATTGCGAGACAAACGTTTACATACAACTTCTGTCTATCTTGAAAAAGTAGAGTAAGAAAACAATCGTGACAACAATGATCGCAGTATAACACTTCTTGTAAACGGACAATGTGATTAGAATGATATAGAGCAACATCAGGACTTTTTGAAAGAATTGACCGTATTCGAATGCAGAGCGATATATCCTTTGACCTGTAACTTTTCCCGGATATGATACAAATACAACGTTTTGATTTACATTTTGATTCTCTCTACCTACAGGTGGAATGTTTTGAAATATTATGGATTTTGTATCAACAGATATAAAACCAAAGTGTTTACATGATTGATTCGCAGTTCTTTGGTCATCTTTACACGTTTTTGACAAGTTATATTTTAAAAATGGTTTCAAATATTTTACATAGCCCATGTACATTCCAGAATTAAGCATATAGTCTCGTTCACAATGTGTAAAACACTGTGCCTTTATCATATTCGTTAGACTATTGGGGATCCATTCTTTTGAAAACAGCACTTTGTAGTTCTTTTCTTTAAACTTTTGAATTGCGTTAGAAGGATGTCCCACAATATTACTGTCAAATCCATCTAAAAAGATTATGATTTTGTTATCATCCATTGATTGTATATGTTCATACATCAATTCGTATTTCATTCTGAATCCTGTCCACTTTTTACCCATTCCTAGAACTGTTACTGGGATGTTTAACTCATTAATGATCAATTCGTCCAATTTGCCTTCATTATGAGTGGCGACGGTTACAATTTCGTACATGATGTATTTGTTATATATAGTAAATATTTTTTAACCAAAACTTTCATCCGAACGTAGTAATTGACAAAGCAAATACAAAACAAAGAAATATGATACTAAACCCTAGAGTATTTTGTTGATAAAATCTATATTAATGATGAACAAGCATATCATCAAGCTGGCCGTTCCTGATCCGAAATACCTAGATTTGTATATATAATTTTTTTTTGAACACATACCACCACATAAAAAACTCAAAGTATCAGATTTCTGAGCTACGGAATTCTTTTCTTGACAATCTAGTTGAACACTCCCTAAAATACAGAAAATCAATAAAGAAAATAAGAACAAAGCTTTTGTTTTTATGTTGATTTTCAACATAAGTATTACAGCAATTAGAGCAATATGCTTCACTGAGTCTGATATATGGTCGTAATAATCTCCAAAATCTGTCACCATATTGTTTGATCTCGCAAAATTACCGTCTAAACAATCTAAAAAGTATCCAAAGAAAAAAAGGATTCCTCCAAGCATGTAAAATCCATTGAATATTTTGTATACAGCATACAAAGAAACTATAAGCGACAACGATGTTATGACATTTGGTGACATGTATGGAATATGCTTTATTGCTTGTCCAACGTGATATGATATGTCTATCAAAATATTATCTATCGGATTTTCCATAGACCGATCTATTTTCCTTCCATCCATGATTCGATTTTGCGTATACTTATTATAAACGCAGAAAATCTTTCTTCATACATTCTGACATTCTGACATTCTGACATTCTGAAAAAATTATATATGTATAATTATAGATGGCAAAAACAAAAATATCGAAGAGTGACAAATGTATTTATATTCTGGCTGCTGTATGTGTAATTGTGGTTGTAGCCGTTGTGTTTGGAAGGGGACCGATTTCTCGTGAGAATCTTGTTTCAGAATGTGCTGGGACTCTCGTGAACCTATGTGGCACGACTTCGGAGGGTGGTGTCAGAGGTCAAGATTCTTGCAGCAATTCCTATAAAAATAATCCGGAAAAGGGTGGAGCTTATCAATGCGATTGGCGTAGTAATAAATGCAAGTTCATATCGGGTGTAAAAGGAGACAGTGGTGGCTTGAAATGCACGATGCCATCGGAACCTTCTAAGGAAGATCCATCATCATCTTCGTCGGATAATAACGGGTCTGATTCTGAAGATAACACAATGCTAATCGTTGGTATTTTAGTTGGTTCCGTGATATTGATGGGTGGTGGATATTATGTGTACACGCAATACTAGATTCTAGATTTTTTATATGTCATAATTATAAATACAACATATGTCAGCTTACAATGATATGCTAAACATTATAATGTCTAGACAGACGGGACTCCTATTCGTTGCATTTGTCTTAGTTGCGGTTGCTATTACCCTGTTAGCAAATCGTTCTGAAAAGGAAGGTTTGACTGTTAAGACCCCCCCGGCAGTCTATAAAATTGATAGGAACTGGTGTAATTCATGTGGACCAACTTCCAATGGGACAGAAGTCTGCACGCGACGTGCTTGTCCTCCTAGATACTTAAAAACAGAATCCGATTTAAACCCCTACGATTTATGTGGGACAAATCAAATAATAGATATTGTAAATCAGAACTGTATTGAACGAAATATTTCTACTAAAAATAATAAATTACGGATAAAAGATTTCGAAGATAAGCCTATATGGGAATTAAAACGTAATGGTGATATCAAACTTCTTCAAAAAGATGATCGCAAGAAATATGGCACAATCATCGACAAACAAGAGGTCATGAAATTAATGAAGAATAGTTATGAAAAGATATTCAAAGAAAAATATGGGTCGTCCGAAGAGCCTATGCCCGAACCCGAACCCGAGCCCGAACCCGAGCCCGAGCCCGAACCCGAACCCGAGCCCGAACCGGAGCCTGAACCTGTCGATGAAGATGACGAGGATGAAGATGACGAAGATGACAAGGATGATGAGGATGATACCAACGTATTTCTTATGGCTTCTATTGTCATTGGTTCGCTAGCTGCGCTCGTAGGCGGCGGATACTATATTAAGAAAAGTCGCACAGCAGTATATATA